CTTCGGCGCAACCTCAAACCCCGTCACCCGCGTCGCCGACGCCGCAAAAAACCGCGCCCAATCGCCCCCCGTCACAGCGCGCACGCCGGTCCGTCATGAATGATCCGGACTAGCAACCCATAACCACGTCAGTTGCGGTTCCCCAATTGCCCGGCCAGCGATCGGGCGCAGGTTTCCCCGGTCGCCAATTCCGATTGTAGCAGTCCCACCCGGCTTGCTCCGTCGTCGGCAGCGCGCTCGGATCGGACCAGAGCAGCAATCGCGCAAAGCACGCGGCGAGATGGTCGTGTCCCTCAAGCGCACGCCACACCGCGGCATCAGCGCAAACGATCGTGAACCGCTCGCAAGCGGCCTGCGCGAGCGCCTGAGTGCGCGAATTGTTCAGCACCCCATGCACACCGCCACCCTGTTCGAACTGCCACCAGCCCCGCGCCGGCCCCGGCGACGTCGACGGGCTCGCTTGGTAGCGCGCAGCGAGGTTAGGCCCGCTCTCCTGCAAGGCGATCGCGAGCATCTCGCGGCGCGCATTGTCGCTGGGCGCAGGCCCGCCGAGCTCGCCCAGGATGTCGAGGCCGGGGTCGATGATCGTTGCGAGGAATCGATCGGGGTCCATTCGCGCTCTCCTTCAGTGGTGATCGGGCGGCGGCGCGTGAAGCGCGATATCCATGCAGCGATCAACCAGGGTCCCAACCAGCTTGGTCCGCTGGTCGAGTTGGTCGTCGAGGAACCACAGAACGGTCCCGAGGAACGCCGCGTTGATGATGCACAAGAGCAGGAACGCGGGCGGGAGCGCGCCGATCAGCGATTGCCCGAGCCGGGCAGCCATACCGGGGATGGTTTGAGGCTCTTCGTCAGCCACCGAGCGCCGCCACGCGCGCGTCGAGCCGCTGGATCGCGCACGCCATCGCGGCCATCAGATGGTTGTGGTCGATCTGTAGGCCGTGGGGTCCGGTAACCACCGCATCCCCCAGGTCGGTGCCCTTCACCTCCTGGGCGACAAACCCGAAACTGCGCCGGCCTCGCAGCGTGTAGCTCGACGGGCGCAGGGTTTTGACGGCGTCGAGCATCTCCTGCGGATCGAGCGGCGCGACGTTGGTTTTCCGGCGGTCGTCGGAGTTCGTGTACAGCTGATTACAGTGCACGTCGCCGGCGATGTTTGCATTGCCCGAGACGGAGAGCACCAGGCCGCAGCTTAGGTTGCCGCCGAAGGTCCCGCTGTTCGCGCCGAAGTTCCCCGACAGGGTGAGCGAGCCGCCGACGCCGCCCGACCCGCCGATCCATAGCGTGCCGTTGAGGGTGAGGTCGTTGCAACTCGTGCTGCCGTTGATCGTGACGTTGTTCGAGAAGCCCGCCGGCCCGCCGACATTGAACGCCCAGGCGATCGCGGCGGACCCGGTGCTGTTGAAGTAGCTCGCCTGACAGGTCCCGCCGATATTCACGTTCCCGCCGGTCGTCAGGTAGTTGTTCCCGCCATCGTAAATCGCGCTCAGCCCGCCGATGGTCAGTGATCCGCCGATATGAACGTTGCTGTTCAGGTTGGCTTGGGAACCGACGTTGATGCCGACGAAATTTGCGGTCCCGTTGAAGGTCGCGGTGCCGGCAATGGTCGACGCCCCGGTGATGTTGAGCGAGCCGCCCTGTATCGACCCGCCAGCGATGAAACTGCCAGTAATGTTGAAATTGTTGCTCATATTGAGCCAGCCGGCAGAGGCGCTATAGATCGGGTTTTGCCCCGCGACGAAAAGACCGCTGGTCCCGACGAGGTTTAGCCCCTGCACAGTGAGGTTAGAACTGATGTTCCCGGTCGCGCTGATCGTCCCCGTCGAGATCCCGCCCGCGATCGTCGCGCTGTTCGAGCCCTTGATTTGGCCGGCGACGTTTAGCGCGCCATCTGCGACGGTGAGCGACATCCGAGTCGCGTTGCCGGTGACGTCGGTCCATACAAAGTTGCCGCTCGGGTCGAGCCCGACCGACCATTGGCGGGTGATGCCGGTCGTGTAGATGATCTCGTTGTAATAGCCGGTGTCGACATAAAGGGTCAGCAGATTGCTCGTCGCGGGCGAGTGCAGTTGCCCGCCGGTGAGCGGCAGAAAGTTGAGCGGCGGGATCGGCGTCTCGAACCCGGCGGCGATCTGCACGATCGCCTGATAAAGCTGCGTGCGGTCGTTTTTGTTGAGCGTCAGGCCGGCGTTGACAACGACGGTGATGATCTCTTCCTGAACGGTGTTGAGCCACCAATCGTCGACGATCGTCGCATCGATGCCGGTCGCGGGGTTCCCCTTGGTGAAATAGCCGGGCGTGCCGGCTGCGGGGACCGCCGGGATGATACCGACCGCGGTTGTGTTATCGATCCGGAACATGGGCAGTCTCCCCCGGCGGGTTGAGCGGCTGACCGGTGCCGTTGGTCGCGGGCTCGTGGTCGAGGACCTCGCCGCCGGCGGCTTGGCCCTGTTTATGTATCTTCGCGATCAGCGGCGCGGCGATGCGGTAGGGACCCTCTTGCAGGAGCCCAAGAACCTGATTCCACTCTGCCGCGGTCAGGGTGATTGCGAGCGGGTCATTCTCGTTAAGCGGCATCGGTGGTGTCCTCGGTGGTGCTGAGATAGGTCCAGATGATGACGGTGTGCGCCGGCGCGGCGGCTTCGATCACGCATTCGAGCAAGTCATTGCCCCAGGTCGCGAGCGGATCGCCGGCAGTGCTTTGGCTCGCGCGGAACCACACAATGACGGTCGAGGGCACCGTGATCTGCCACGCATAGGCCCATGCCTCGCCGTTGTCCGGATCCCCGGCGCGGCTGATGCCGGCGCGGAACGGCGCAAACTGCTTGATGGTGATGGTGTAGCCGATGCTCGCCGCGAGGCGGATGTAGTAGTCGACGGTCTGCCCGCCACGAGCGGCGAACTTGGCGCATACCGCCGCGGTGCGCTGTTGCAGCGTGCCGGGCGTCATCCCGCAATCGGGGAGGCCGAGCGTCTCTTCCCATTCGGTTAGCAGGTTGACCGTCGTGCAAGGGAAGATGTCGGCGATCAGCGTGTTGAACGCGGTTTGCAGCCGCGACCAGACCCCCATCAGCGTCAAGAGGTCCGCGTCCTGCACCAAGCCCCAACCGCGATGCCAGACGCGCCCGCGCGGCAAGAGGCGCTGGAATTGGGTTAGGTAGTCTTCCGGGGAATTTTCGGGCGGCGGGTACGGGTACGGCATTAGGTCGGCAGCGGTGGCGCGGTGAAGGTGCCCAGGATCGGGAGATTGCCGGCGGGTGCCTGGATCGCGGCGGCGGGGGCCGACAACGTGAAATGCGCAATCCCCGGTGTGGCGAGGATCGCCTCGTTGATGTCGGAAGGCCAGATGACGCCGCCGACCTCGCCGATCACGAGGAACAGATCGTTGAGCGCGGCGACGATCCCATCCTGAATGTCGACCGTGTTCGGTTCGAGGCCGACGAGGGTGACGTCGATCGGGTAGGGTAGCGGCGCGACGGAGTAGACGAGCGCGGTCACCGGTTGCAGCGGGAAGATGTAGTTCGCGACGAGCAATTGATCCCCGGTCGCCGGCGCGTCGCGCGTTTCGTCCGCGGCCACGCCATCGGTTCCCTGCGGAAACCCGCCGAATGCGGCTTCGACGATGTCCCACATTGTGTAGACGACGACGGTCCCCGCACCGTAGCCACTGCCGACCGCCCAGGCGCGGGTGCAACCGGGGACCTCGAGCGCCCATTCGATGTAGTCCGAGTTAGCCCCGCCCTGCGGCGGGTTGCGGTACTTGAGCAGCATCCGCGTCCGCAAGGCATCATTGGTTTCCTGATCAGCGCCACCATCGCACAAGCCGGTCACCCCGGCGGCATTGATCCCGGCGACCGGCGGCGAGATGGTGATCGGCGTGCCGGGAGCGCAATTGGTGAAGGCACCGAGGACCGTCGCGGTGATCGGAACGGTGAGATTTCCGCCCGAATCGACGACGGCGTCCGCGGTCGTCACAAACGGCGTGCCATCCTGGCGCAGCAGCGGCGAGCCGCTCGGCAAAAGTGGCGGGGGGCCGCTCGTTGGCGGGTTGCCGGTGAAGCTCGCGGGTCCGCTCGACGCGGTCGCCTGCTCCGGATAGACGCCGATCAGCGCGGCCCAGGCGAAGAGGTACTCGTCCTGCGCGGTGAAGGGCACGCCCATTCGCGCGATCCAATCGCCGTACCCGTAAAGCGAATAAGCGAGCCCGGACATCACCCAGGCGAGCACGCGCAGGACCGCGTTGCGGAGTAGCCCCGTCAATCCCGGCACGCCCGAGGTCGTGATGTCCTGTATCGACTGGTTGCGCAGCGCGGTGAGGGATGGGCGGGCGAACGGCATGGCGCGTTATCCGAAAGGCGCGACCATCTTCACCGGCGACGGGACGACCGCGAGATCGCGCCACGCCCAACCGAACATGAAACGGGTCTGCGTCCCGTCCGGCTTCGTCAGCGCGACGGCGATCCCCATCATCGTCGGCGACAGGTACTGCGTGTTGACGAGGATCGCGGCGACGACGCCATCGTCGATCAGCCATTGCAGGCATTGCTGCACCGTCGACTGGGCGAGCCCGAGGTTTGCCCTCGTCGTCTTCGCCCGGTCGAGTTGCCAGAGGTTCGAGCCGGTCGGTCGCTGGTAATAATCGGCCCACCACCCGCGGCGATCGGTCGTCCCGTCAGTCGGCACAAAATCGGCTGTCGCGAGCGCGTCCGAGAACAGCGAGACGAGGCAGGCGGTTTCGAGGTCCTGGCCGGTCTGTAGATCGCCCTGCGCGAGCGCCCAATCGCCGAGCGCCTGGGTATTATCCCAGGCGATGTAGATATCACCGGCGAGGTTCGCCGGCGGCAGCGCGCCGACGACCGGGACGGGGAGGCCGTCCGCCTCGATCCAACCGGTCATTTTTTCGTCGCGCTCGGGTCAGTCGGCGGCGGCGGATCGACGACGCCGAGCA